ATATAAAACCTTCAGGGATTAATTGCTATTTATAAATAAACTATATTAAGATGCCTAAATACGCTAACTTCACATACTTTATTAGAGAAAGAGTGAAACTCGAAGGAGTTGAAAGGGGTACTAATGTTGAAATTAGAATTCCTAGCATCAGCTATGCCGATAATAGAATAATGAATATTCCTGCCGGTCGTCATACTGAAGTAATTAATGTTGATAACCTACCAGGAGCAGGTACTTTTGTATCTAGTAGTATAAAGTACGCAAGAATTACTAATTTATCAGATGATAATATCGATCTGCAAATATCAGGCTCTACTTCAAATCAACATTACTTACTATCACCTAGCGGTAGCTTTATGTTTAGTTCAGAATATGTAAATGAAGACTTTAATAGTTTTCAATACGGGGATCTAAGATCGATAAAAGCTAGATCGATAGGATCGGGAGATGATGGATTTAGTTCCACATTAGGTTATTTTATAGCATTAACAGAAGAAGGATAATAGAATATGTCACACCCTACCTCAGACATCGAAATTTGGAACGGATCAACTAATTTTATTGCAGGTGAATCTACTCCCTTTGGCTTTTACGATGACGATCTAGCATTTCAAGAAGATGCTCCAAAGGTTGCAAGGTATTGTGCTGAAAAATTAGGTTGGCCTGTTCTTGATATAGAATTAAACGAAAGACAATTTTACACTGCTTTTGAAGAAGCGGTAACTGCATATGGTAAAGAAGTAATTGAAGCCATTGCAGCAGAAAATATAGCAAGTCAAGTAAACGGCGGTTCATCCGGTGAAGCGGTTAATAAGACTTTATTTAGACCTAGCCTGAGTAGTGTTGTAAGAGCAAGTAGAGACTACGGCATGGAAGCCGGTGTTGGTGGTCCTGCTAGATTAAGAAGTTACTTATTACAATTACAGCCCGGTGTTCAAGAATACGACTTAAACGACATTGACTCAGAAAGCAACGTAGAAATAAGAAGAATATTTTATGAAGCACCTCCTTCTATTTTGAGGTATTTTGATCCTTATGCAGGAACAGGAACAGGTATTCAGTCGTTAATGGATGCTTTTGATTTTGGATCTTATTCCCCTGGTGTTAATTTCTTATTAATGCCTGCTTCTTACGATATGCTCAAAGTACAGGCTATAGAATTTAACGACCAGATAAGAAGATCTGCTTATACTTTTGAAATCAATGCTAATTTTCTTAGAATATTCCCAGTTCCAAAAGCAGGTGGTACTTTAAAAATACAGTATTATAGAACAAATGAAAAAGCATTTAATGAAACAACTATAGATTTCGATGCTGCTGCAGAAAGCGCAGGCTCTGTACAAGGATCTGGAGGTGGAACCTCTACTACTGGAATTTCAACTAACTTATCTAATGTCAATGCACAGAATTTAATTTATTCTGAAATAAATGCTATAGGTAGGCAGTGGATTTTTAAATATACAGTAGCTACTTGTAAAGAAATGCTTGCTTATGTGAGAGGTAAGTACCAAACGGTGCCTGTACCTGGTTCGGAAGTAACAATGAATGCAGCAGATTTACTAGCTGATGCAAGAGATGAAAAAGTATTCTTAGTAGAGGACTTAAAAGCAACTATGCAGACAGCTTCTCTAACTAACCAGTTAGAGTTAGCAGCAACGCAAACTAAATTTATAAATGATGCAATGGCTGGAGTACCAATGCATGTATATATAGGATAATGAAAATATTTGATTTAATTTCAGAAATACAATTCTCAATCTACCAAGCAATGGTGAGAGTAGGTCATTCTGAAGACATAACAGTACAAGATGTAGGAGAAATGCTTAGAGCTATCCCCGGCGTTCTAACTGTTGGTCAGGTTTCCCATAATAGTGATAATAATACAGCTATTATGAAAGTAAAAATACTTACTACTAAACCAGCTAGTGAGGCTTTTGCATCATTCAAAAATACTTCTATACAGAGAATACCAGAAGTAAAAAAAGTAGAAGTTGCAGATAAAACAATTGAAAAGAAAAAATAACATATGCTATTCGGTAGCCAAAAAGATTTTAATGTTCTCTCAACCCACATAAGTAGAGAAATACTTCAACATATAGTAGAGCAAGAAATTGGCTACTATAAATTATCTTTAACCGATACTCAAGCAAATTTATACGGAGAAGCTACTGATAAAGTATATCTCAACCCAGTAAAATTAAATTGTCTTATTACAAGAGGTGATCAAGTAATAAATGTAGACGAATTCGGTCCGGATTTAGGTAGAGATGCTTCTTTTGCTTTCACTAGACAAGATTTAGTTGATGCTAATACTGTACCTGAAGTAGGGGATATAATACTATGGCATGAAGATTATTACGAAGTAGATACAGTTAGAGAGAACCAATTATTTGTAGGTAGAGACAGTAGCTATAATCTAACTGACTACGGTCATAGATTCGGTTCTTCTGTATCTATCATAGTAGACTGTCATTTAACAAGAACAGATAAAGTAGGAATAACAAGAGCACGTTAATAGATGGCTAAGAAAACTAAAATACTACCTAAAAGACAGTCACAGCTATCACAGGCTGCTATTGATACGTACAATAATGCTGCAAAACAACCTACTCCTGATGTAATCCGTAAGAATAGAGGCTATCAACGTTCGGTTAAAAATGATGACGTAAAGCAATTTAGTATTGGCCTTAGAGATATTGATGAAACTATAATATATTACTTTAACAACGTTATAAAACCATCAGTTATACAGAACGGTAAACGAATAAACGTACCAATCTTATACGGATCACCAGAAAGATGGAAGGCCGTACAAGCAGATGGGTATTATCGTGATAAAAACGGCAAGATACAGACCCCTTTAATTATGTTCAAGAGAGATTCTGTTGAAAAGAATAGATCTTTAGGTAATAAATTAGATGCTAACAATCCAAACAACTTTGCTATCTTTCAAAAACGTTATTCTAAGAAGAATGTATACGATAGATTTTCTACTTTAAATAATAGAGACAAAGTAGAGGAGTTATATGGGGTTATTATCCCCGATTACGTTAATATCACGTATTCTTGTATCATATTTACTGAATATGTAGAGCAAATGAATAAAATAGTAGAGTCTATTAACTTTGCCTCCGATGCTTACTGGGGAGACCCGGAAAAGTTTAACTTTAGAGCAATGATTGACAGCTATACTACTACAACAGAGGTAAATCAAGGACAGGATCGTACAGTTAAGACATCTTTCCAAATTAATATGATGGGACACATAGTTCCGGATAGTATTAACACGTCTATAGCTAATATGAATAAGTTTTACAGTAAATCCTCAGTTAGCTTTGGATTAGAAGTAGCTGGAACAGAAGAGATACTTACAAGAAGAGCAGGTTCACCAGCAAAAGATGCTCCTAAAGGTAGATTCTATGACGGACTTACCGGTAAAATTGAGACTACCCTTCAATCTAGCGGAATGACTGATGCCGAAAGAACTTATCTTGCATTATCTACTATTATAGATACCAACAATCAGAGTTTTAGTGTAAATACAGGAGATAATAGCATTACATTTGAAAATGTAACTATAGCCACACCTCCTGCTAATTTCCCAGCCTTAGAAGTAGCAGACTTCCAAGTATTTATTAATGGACTTATAGTAGAACCATCAGCTATTACATCTATTACCCAAGTAGGTAGTGATGTTGTAATAGCTTTTGGAGCTGGATTAGAATATACTATAACAGATCAGATGGAAATAACAGCTGTAGGTAAATTTGAAGTATAATGGCACAGATATTTTGGGAACAAATAAGAAATGAACTACCAGGAGTCGGAGAATTTTTAACCGGCTCTTTAAGTGTGTCTGGTTCTTTTGCAACTACAGGTTCTCTATCTATAGATTTAGATGGAGTAGATAATATTTTCAGCATATCAGTGACAGGAGAAGAGAAAATAAAAGTCAACACAGAAGGTACTTTACAGTTAGTATCTCAATCGATAACACCAACAGCAGTAGCAGGAGGTATATTTTATAGCTCCAGCAATGATTTCTACTTTGGTTTTAGTAATTAAAACATATTTATAATAAATTAAATAAAAATAAAACATGGCATCTTGGAAAAAACTACTTGTATCCGGGTCAGCGATATCACAGCTTAATAATGACGCAGGATACTTAACCTCGGTAACAGCTCAAACAGCATACGTTACTGCATCATTTAACGGAACTCACTTAATAGCGAATGACTCGCAGGGTCAATTAAATTTTGCTTCATCATCAGGAGCTGGTTTAACTATTAGTGCTGATGCCGGTAGTGACACACTAACTTTTGGATTATCTGCAATTCCTAATACTTCATTGGCCAATGACGGTATTACTATTGCAGGACAAGATACTTCATTAGGTGGTTCAATTACTGCAGACACAATTGCTGGTCAAATCAGCAACGATACTATTACTAACGCTCAGTTAGCAAATGAATTTGTTAGTTTTGGAGGTATATCTCTAAACTTAGGGCAGACAGATGCTACCCCAGCATTTGACTTACAAGATGCTACTAATTATCCATTTGATCAACTAACAGGACTACCAACCTTAATTTCTAGTTCAGCTCAGATCGATCACGATCAGACAACTAATTTTGATGCAAACGAACACTTTACCCAAGGTAATATTACAACTGTAGGTACAGTAACTTCAGGGGATGTAAGTGCTATTTTGCCAGCCGGTACAGTTTCAGGTTCCATAACATCTCCAAGCCAGGGTACCATAGCAGTAAACGGAGTAAATGTAGATTTAGGATTACAGACAGGCGATTCACCGCAGTTTACTAACCTAACTGTAACAGGTGACTTAACTGTGACAGGTGACACGATCCAAGCACAGGTAACTAATCTAGATATTGAAGATCGTTACATACTACTTAACTCAGGTTCTTCTACAATTGGAGATTCAGGTATTGTATTTGGAGGGGCTAATGGAGTTGCTCAATCAGGAGCCGGTCTTGTATGGGATGGAAGTTACAACAGTAATGACGGTCGTCTTGCTATTGTAAATACTTTAGCATCAAATGCTACAGGTGATACTACTCCTAATTACCATATTGCAGGTGTATTCGAAGGAACTGAAGCTAATGCAGCTACAGCACAAGCAGATCACGTAGGTAATATTAGAGTTGAATCAGGAGATATATTTATTTACGTATAAAGTTAAATAATAAAAAGTTATAGTGAATTTTATGGGATTAATAGATAAGGTTGCACCTAAACCTAAAAAGGCAGAAGGACTAACCAAAGAAGAATCAGAGTTTATATTAGCTAAATTAAGAACAGCTACTTATAAAGGAGAAGAATTCGAAATGTTTTATACAATTTTTCGCAAAATTGGAGAGCATATAAAAACACTTAAATAAACAGAAAGTCCTTCGGGACTTTTTGCTATTTATAAATATATTTCGTATTATATACGTTTATTATTGGCCCGAAAGGGAAGTGGGCTAGAGTATTTCTAGTTACCAACCGTAATATAAAATGATATGCCAAACTGGAAAAAACTAATTACTAGCGGATCAGACGCTACGTTAAACTCATTGAATGTAACATCCGCACTTACTGCAAGCGGATTAAACTACCCTTCCTCAGACGGGGATAATGGTGATTTTTTACTTACGGATGGTGCAGGTAATTTAAGCTTTGCAAGATCAACAGTATTTGCAAATGTAAAAAATATATCAGGCGGTACACTTCAAAAAGGAACACCAGTACATGCTACAGGTACAGCAGGAAATGCTTCTGAAATTATAGCAGCTTCAGCTTCGGTTGCTTCCACAATGCCCGCAACTTACGTACTAAATGAAACTTTAGCAGATGATGCTGAAGGTCTAGCGCTTATTACTGGATATATAAATGGTGTAGATACTTCTGCTTTTGGAGAAGGTGATGTACTATATGTAGGAGAAAGTGGAGGCTATACTAACGTTAAACCGCAAGGAAGCGGTAATTTAATTCAAAACCTAGGTATAGTAAATAAGGTAGATGGGTCTAATGGTTCAGGATATGTGTATGGAGCAGGTAGATCAAACGATGTACCAAACCTACCAGAAGGAAAAATATGGGTAGGTTCTACAACTTACTCAGTTACTTCATCAATCGTTACTTTAGATGAAAATAACGACCAGGCACAAATTATAGGTTCTTTAACTGTAACAACTTCTATAACTGGTTCTTCTCTTCAGCTCTCTAACTTAGGAGCTACTGATGAGATATTAATTGTAGGTAATAACAATGAAATAACATCTTCAGGAGTATTATCTATTGATTCTACAAGTAAATATGTAGGTATAAATCAAGAAAACCCCGAAGTTACTCTACATATGACAGGAGAAGGTGCACAATCTTCTCAAATTAGAATGGAGCAGTATAATGATACTGCAGATGCTCCTGATATTAGAACTAGAAAAGCTAGAGGAACTGAAGCTTCTCCTTTAGCACCCAATGCCGGAGATTATCTATTCAGACAAAATGTAGAAAGATATAATGGTAGCAGCTTCGAAGCAATGCATTCCCAACAATTCGATTTAGATGGTTCGGATGCTTCCAAAGGCGTTTATCAACTACAAACAAATACAGGAGGAGGATTAGTTACTAGATATGCTATTGATAGTGATGGTAACCATATATTTACAGGGCCTATAACAGGTTCTTCAGCAAAATTAACTTCAGTACCAACAGGTACTTCAGAAAATAAAATACTATTAACAGATGCTTCTGGTAATTTAGTTACTAGAACTGATTTATCGTTACAAGGAGCAACTGGACCTCAAGGTAGTACTGGAG